GAGCTGCGCGTCGGGGGTGTCGCCGAGGCCGTTCGCGAACATGCGTCGCGTGCTCGGAACAGGCAAGCTCGACAGGGCCGGCGTTTTCGCCAGGTCGATCAATTCGGCGACGGTGAAAACGCGCATGCGGCCGTTTTTCGGGTCGCGAATAAAGACGGCGTAAGACGTCGTGAGCGAAACATCGACGTATGCCTTGCAGCGTTTCGACTCTTGTTCGCCGAGGGCTTGCAGCGTGGCGATTTCCGCCTCACGGCTCGAAACCATTTCAGTCTCGATCAGGTGCGCGACGCATCGCTCGACGAGCAAGGTGCGATCGTGTTCGAGGTGTTCGCCCTGGTGCTTTGCCAGAAAGGCGAGCGCGACGTAATGCAAGGTGTTGTCGAGGTTCATGCTTTGGTCCCCTTTCGGTTTTCAATCCAGCAATTGCAATTGGTGCATAACGCGTTCTCTTACGTGCTTCGAGATCGGCAAGCCGATCGCCGGATTCGGCTTGGCGCTCGGCGAGAGCGTTCGCACGGCTTCGAGATTCGCGACAAACGTGTGCCCGCATGTGTAATCGACACAAACAAAAACGATCTCGCGCATTGTTGTCGTCAGCTCTCGCGACGTGCGGGCGATTACGCGACTACGGCAATGCGGACAGCTCAGAGTGATTCTCATGTTTCTCTTTCCCCGTTCGGTATAAGGAATCCGCCCCCGGCCTTATTCCTTCACGGTTGTTTCTTTAGCGACGCGCGCGCTTTTTAATTTCGGGCGCATAGGTTTTCAGCCCTTCGAGATAGATAATCCGAGCCATAGAGGCCGCACTACGCTCGTTCTCTCGCGCCAGGGCTTGCAGCGTTTCAATTTCGTCGCCGTTCATCGGGATTGGCACGCGTTTAGCGGCCGATTGAGTTGAATTAGTGTTTGGCATACCTGTTTTCACTATGTAACAAGATGTCGCGAGGTGTTACGAGGTGTAATTATATTCCTTACCGTTGCCTAACGCACATACTTTATTGAAATACCTAATGCCCGAAATGAGAGAAAAAAAGGTGCTTATTCAAGAGATCATTGACAGAATGAAAGAGGTAGTCGGCGTTTCAAAAGACGTCGAACTAGCCGAGGCGTTAGGGGCGTCGCGCAGCTCGCCGGCCGTATGGAAAATCCGCGAGCGCGTGCCTTACTCGGAATGCCTAGCACTCGCGGATAAGTACGGGGTCAGTCTCGATTGGCTTTTGCTCGGGCGTGTCGCGCCTGGTGTCGAGGAACCGGAGATACATTTGCATCCCGACACGGCGCCGGCGGTGTTAGATCAGTACGTCGAGATACCGGCGTTCGATATGCCGAGCTTCATCGAGGGCGAGATCGCACAGCAGTCGATACGCGCGCCGAAAGCTTGGATCACGGGTGAGGGGGTGAATCTCGACGATACGATCGCCATGCGAATTCCGGGCAATTGCATGTCGCCAACAATCGCGCACGGTGAGGTCGTGCTCGTCGATCGACGGCCGAGAGATATAGACGGCGTGTTTGTCTTGCGGGTTGGTGAGAGCCTTCGAATACGACGTGTGCAACGCATGCACGGGGGCGCGTTGCACCTGCTATGCGATAACCCTCTCTATGCGACAGAAAAGATCGGCGCCGACCAGGCCGACGCCGTTGATTTCATCGGGTATTGCTTCGGACACTTCCGGCTCGTGCGCTAGGTTTCTTGCTCGGCGTTTCAGCTTCCTTTTTCTCGGCTCGTTTGATGGTGTTGTAAAGGGTCGTGCGGCCGACGTTGTATCGCGCGGCAATGTCTTTCAACGAGATCGAGCCATCTTGCATCAGCACGCGTATCTCGGCGATCGCCTGGTCGTCGAGAGCAGCGGGGCGGCCGCCCATGCGCCCCCGCGCACGAGCCGCTTTCAAGCCGGCGCTCGTGTTTTCGCTTATCACGTCGCGTTGATATTGCGCCATCGTCGCAATAAACCCGAAAAACATGCGCCCTTGTGCGGTGCTCGTGTCGATCTTTTCCGACAAGCTTTCGAACCCGATGCCGCGCGCGGCAAGTCCCTCGACGATATGCACCAGGTCGGACAGTGAGCGGCCGAGGCGATCGAGGCGCCACACGATCAGCGTGTCGCCTTTGCGCAATGCCTTGAGCATGTTCGCCAGCTCGACGCGGCCGGCCGCTCTCTTTCCGCTCGCCTTTTCTTCGTAGAGCTGCACGCAGCCGGCGCGCGCCAGGGCGTCGCGTTGCATGTCGAGGTTTTGATCGGCCGTCGATACGCGGGCGTAACCGATACGCATGCCGCCCGACACGAGATCGAGCGTTGCCTTGTCAGCCGGATCACGCATGGCATGCCCCCATCGAGCGCAGATACGCGCCGAGCTGCGCGCGTTGGTAGCCGATGCCGGCGCCGTCCGTCTCGGCGATCGTCACGTCGGCCGGGATCGAGCCGAGGCGAATGCGCCGCTCGATCGCCGCGCGCATCACGCGCCGATATGCCTTGCCGCCGACGAGCATCGCCGAGCGCACGCCGGCCGGCCAGGCGATCGCGTCGAATTGCGCCAGGTCCGCGAGCATGTCGTCGGCGCGCGATTCGCTCATGCGTTGCTCGTATGGTTCGATCACCTGGTCGGCCGGCAGAAAACCATGTTTCGCCGACAGGATCACGACGGCCGGCCGCGTCGCCGGCGCGTTGGCGCGAAACGTGGAATACATGACGCCGCGATACAGTTCGAACGCCGGCGAGGGCGTCGCGCCCTTCGTCGCCGAGCATGCCATGAGAACAAGGTGCTTTTGCATGTTGGTTTTTGGTATGTTCACAAACCCGCTAGGCGGGGGTTTTCGGTACATAGAAAAGTGTACTAGGTTTCGGAACACGTCAGGGCGAAAAAAAGGGCGCGAGGCGCCCAAAGTCCGAACCGTTCCGGAATGTGTCGTTTTGCGAACGCCTGGCGCCGGCTATCCGCCGCCCTTGCGAAAGTGTGAGCGGTGCCGTTCGCTTGTCGGATCGTCGCGCGTTTCGAGTTCGAGCGCGGTCGTGAATCCGCCATCGGCGATCGAGTGCTTTACTTTCTTCGCCAGCCATGAGGCATCGTCGATTTCAGGCTTGCCGAACCCGTTGAGATAAACCGGGATCTCCGGGTACAGATCAGGGCGCCCGAGGGCGAGCGTGTAATCCATCGTCGCTTGGCTTCGCTTCGTGCGATTGAGTTCGGCCGTCGCCGCCGCGCGCGCCTCGGCTTCGGTCGCATACGTCTCGGGCAAAACCTTGATGTTGTGGTTATCTTCGCCCCCGACGACGACAGCCTTGCGCTTGGCGCGGCCGGTCGCGTGATAGTGCGCTTTCACGCCGGCATAGTTCTCGCGCTCGGCGACGTGGAAACGATGTTGGTCGCCTTCCTTTCTCGTCAGCTCGATCGAGTTGAGTTTCGTGCCGCTCGCGGTCGTGCCGTGTCCGATCGGCATGAATAGCAAGTGCGTGTCTTTCACGTTCATCACGGCGTCGTAACGCTTCGCGAGGCGCGTGAGAAACGACATATCGCTCTCGTGCGTCTGGTCGATATGCGCGATCGCGATTTTCGCCAGGGCGTCGGCGATCGCCGGCTTGAGTCCGTGCTTGCCGGCGATCTTGCGCACGATCGCGCCGATCGTCTCGCCGTGCCAGCTCCGTTCGATGCGCTCGCCGAGTCCCTTCGTGATCGAGGCCGAGCGCGCCCGAACGGTGAGGATATCCGGGGCGCCGCTATGCTCGACTTCATCGACGGTAAAGCTCCCTTTCTCGACGAGGCCGGTGTCGTCCCATCCGATCGCCACGCGCAGCAGGGCGCCGCGCGCGGGGATCGCGAGCTTGCCGTCGGCATCGTCGAGCGTGAAATCGAGCGTGTCGGCTTCGTCCGAGCGCGACTCGGTGAGCGACAGACTCACCAGGCGCGGCGCGATCTTGCTCGTGAGATCGCGGCCGTCGAGCGTGATTTGCGAGATCGGTGTCGGTTGCTTCATGCGTCGGCCTTGCTCTTGTTGTCGTTGGTTTTCACGAGGCCATCATCGACGCGCATGAGGTTGAGCGTGAAATCGACGCGGCGAGGCGTGCCGTCTTTGTCGTGCAGCGTTTGCCCTTCGTCGAGTCCTTCGATCACAAAGGCGCCATACACAGAGCCGGCGCCGTCAACGAGCGCATACGCTTCGCCGTTGTCGCCCATCGTGCGCAGCTCGGCGAGCGATGCGAGCTTGCCGCCGAGTTGACCAGGTGCAAACCAGCCGGTAAGCGTGATCGTGTCATCGCCTGGGCCGGTGAATTGCCGCGCAGCTCGGCCGCCGACGCGCGACGTGCTCGCGTGCTTCCAGCTCGTGCGCCGTTGCAGCTCTTGATACGACAGGTTCGTGAGATCGAAAACGAATTGCCC